AACAAAGTCGCAGATTACATAATCCACATCGTAGCTATCAGCCAACTCACGCATACGCAAGCTCTGGCGAATACGGCCTTCATGGGAGAAGTCCCAATCGTTGTATTTCTTACGCACATCATCAGCGTTCAGCCACATGACTGTCTTGCGGTTGTTTTGCAAGTGGTCAAGAATGTGCTGTGCTAGATAAGTTTTACCAGCACCAGGCAAGCCCATGATTAGAATTCTTTTCATCCCTTGACCTTGTAAAGTTGTTTCATTGCAAACTCTGGTGCGGGTGTGCGCCAGAAATCTTTGCCCGAATACTTTTCCCAAACTGATTTGGGCAAGATTGAGGGGCGTTCTTGCCAAGTAACTTCTTTTCTGACTGTATGCAGACTTTTCATATTCAAGGCTTTGTCATAGACTTCGTTGTCATACTCAACATTCTTAAAGTCATGGTCAAAATAAGGCTTGCCAATAAACCCATAAATCTCACGCATCACGCTCTCAGGCTGTTTGCATAGAGATTCATATTCCACCAACATAATCATGTTGGGGTTTAGCAGTAAACCTTCTTCTAAGAAGTAATAAGGCTTAACTACTTGGCCTTCCTTCTTTACATCCATTAAGGCATCGCATCTCGTGGTAACTGTTTGCTTAGATTCATCATCTGTAAGAAAGGCACTATACAAAGAGTTTTTAGTAGCAATGCGTTCAAAGCTATCAAGTATCCAGGGTAAATCACGCACACAACAAATAATCTTTGTCTGTGGGTACAGTTCTTTTAATAAAGATGTTTTGGCAGTCCATCCCCTGCTGGTATCAAATACTGTATTTGGCTTAACTGCTTTGTAATAAGCGTTAAATAAATCTTTAAGTATTTGCTTGCGTCTATCTTCATCAATTAGGTGATTGCTTTCACTTCCTGTTATGACATTGATAGTTGATGCAACCAACGTCTGTAAAGGTGATGAAATATCAGCATAAAACTTAGGGTTCTGCCGCAGAATTGCCGAAAGCAGGGTTGAACCTGAACGTGGCAAACCTGAAATGAAAAAAAACTCTTTCATTCTTGTGGAATCCAATTAACTGTGGCTTCATCCCATTGGTAACGTACATTACCGCCATTCATAACTGCATCAACAGGTCTTGCAACGGGCGCACCCCATGTCATTGTGTCCAAGTAACCAATCCAAGATGGATAAGGTTTGCGGGCTTCGTGTTCAGCAGTTCTGAGGGTGTTGTACTCTGTTTCAGTCAATACTTGCAACACACCAGCAATGGTAGTGTCGGCATCGTCATCACAAGTACCATAGTATTTAGGCGCTCTTAAATATGTTCCATCAGACGCAAGTTCAACAGGCCAAGTAGAACTGTCACTCCATAAATAAGTCCAACCTTTTATACTCGGCATTGATGGGCCTGTACGTTGCGGTTCGGATGTGCAAATTATTTTAGTTACTGCATCTACTTCAGTAATACAAATGTATTTCATGCTACTCCTTTAAACTGCTACTCTGCGGATGGCTCGGACACGGAAAACCCCGTTTTTAGGATAACCGCCAGGATAACCAATCCTCATGGACTCTAGCCATCCACTTGTAGCAGAAAACTCGGTACTATTCCAATAATCAGCGGATGTAAATGCCTGTGCGTTACCGATTTGAAAAAGCGTTGCCGATGTTTGAGCTGGATTACCTGCCGTATAGTTGCTTCCCCTACTTGGCACTGCGTTGGTGTTAATTCCACTAGATGTATTGTTTAAATCTGTTTGTGGTTTTAAATTGTAATAACAAACCTCAATTTCATTTTTAGCTGGCATATACCAATCAGTTTGACTGCCAGCAGTAACAGCTTCACAAAACTGTGCCGCTGGGTGTGTTGCATTATTCATTGCAGAACTATTGGCAGGGCCGTCAATAACTGATGACGTTCCAGAAGTTGATGTATTTACTATTTTCCATTGCAATGAACTTTGTGCAGACGCTAAAGGGCCAACTACTAAATTGTAGTCAGCAATCCCGTTACCCGCAGTTGATATTTGACCCGCAAAGAATCCACCTCCAAACGCTGAGCCAATAGCGGGTAATGTAGTTATTGAATTACTAGCCGCACTAGCCGCACTTGTTCCAATAGCATTAGTAGCTGTAACAGTAAATGTGTATGCCGTATTATCAGCTAATCCGCTAACAGTAATTGTTCCAGACCCAGATTGACTTAATGTTCCAGTGATTCCACTAGGACTTGATGTTGCTGTATAAAGCGTAATAGGAGAGCCACCATTACTTGATGGTTGGGTAAACGCAACTGTTGCTGTAGTTGCACCAGTAGTAGTAGCCGCTCCAATCGTAGGAGCGCCAGGAACAGTTGCAAATCCCCTCTGATTAGCAAATACTGAAATAAGTGCGCCACTCATGTCAATGCGCTTCCAGAAATCAACCAATTTGTTGATGTAATTTTTAATGCTGTTGCTGAACCATACTGAGCCAAGCTTCTTGATCCAGTTGTTCCATCTTTAGCCAAATACATTGTGTCAGTTGTAATCGCAATTGTTACTACTTGACTTGTCATGTTTACAAATGTAATGGCCGTCCCAATGGGATAGGCAACAGAACTATTTGCGGGAATTGTATAAGTCCTTGCATTAGCATCGCCTGATGGATGAAATATATGTTTACCAGAATCAGCAAGAACTAATGTATACGCAGTAGACTGAGAGTTCTGTGGAATATTTCTAAAGCCAACAGCATCAGTACCATCTACTGTACAAGCTGAGAGTATGCCGCTAGATGGTGTCCCAAGGATAGGGGCTGTCAATGTTGGAGATGTTAGGGTTTTATTGGTTAGGGTTTCTGTACCTGTTGGGGTTACATAGTCAGTCCCTGCGGTAGCCGCTGAAAATGCAGAAGTACCACTACCCTTAACAAGTCCAGTTAAAGTCGCTACACCAGTTCCACCTTTAGAAACTTTTAGTACTGGACCAGCATCAAACAAAGCATCTATTGAGTCCAGATCAGTATTGATCTTAGTACCCCATGTGTCTGTTGAAGCGCCAACTTCTGGCTTTGTTAAGCCTAGATTTGTGGTGGTTGTATCTGCCATTTTTTACCCCTAATAGTCTGAACTTTATACAGAAACTTTTGTCCATATTTCGGACACATCTGCTTCTGTTTCCCATTTCTTTCTAGCATTAATAACAACGCTAGAAGTATCAATAATTACTGCTGTGCAATTACGTATTCGGTTGTACTGAATATCTAAAATACTTGTTGCAATGATGTCAACATTGCCAACAGCACTTAATCCACCTGCAACTGTCATTACAGATGTGTCAACTATTGCAACACCTGAATTACTAATCTTTATTGCCGCTACAGCTACTGTGCTAGTTGAGCTTATCTCAAACTGAGCATCTTTAATCCTATCGCCAGCAACAACTACAGTAGAGGCAGAAACAATTGCAAGCGCACCTAAATACGCTCCATAGGAGTATCTACCTCCGCTATAGTCGCCACGCCCGTAAACAGCCATGTTAGCTCAATGTAATAGTCAAGCTAGAAGCAGGAATACGGAAAATGTCGCCATCATTAATTGCTTTTGCAGTAGTCAAGGGTGCCCAGGCAAGCAAAGTTCCACCAGTTGAAGCAGTAAAAATACCTGCCCAACCAATTGTTCCCCAATTGCCACCAGAAGCAGCGGCAAACTCAATTGCGGCAGCATTGGTAAAAGTAGTTGCAGTACCACTACCTGATATGGTTCCTGTAACTACACGGGCATAACCACTACCAGATACTTCTGTACCGCCACCAGTATCACTAGGTGCGGCAGTAAACAACCCCACATACCAAGCGGTAGGGCGAGTTGCAGCACCTGTTGTAAACAAGTACGTTAGTGCAAGATTTTCTGTATAGTCTGTAAAAGATGACATTTTTTATCCCAAAGAACGGGCACGAACAAGTGGAGTTGAAGAAACAGAAGCCCTTTCATCTGCTACCTCAATGTCGCCCAAGGAGTTGACATACATCTGACTCCATACTGGTAGACGTTCATCGTCTTTCAAATATGGTGTAGCCTCTATTAGCGCACCATATAGGTACAAGTCTGGGGCATAAGCTAAAAGCCAGTTGCTTGTGTTTGTATCACTCAACGCAGGAATCTTAGCATAATATGTAAGTTCTGCGCTATATGTTGAATCTGGAGTAGGAATAAATTCTAACTGAGAGCCAGTAATTGTGTAATAAGCTGGCTGACCAACAGTCGTATATCTAGTTGATTTTAATTCATCCCCTTGAGCTTCAGTTACAAACTGCAATCTTTTAATTGGATTTGTATTTAATTGGAACTCTTTGGCCTCTAGCCAATCAGCGGGGTAGGCAAAGAATGCAGTTTCAATCTGACCTTCAGCCCTAGTAACCATTTGTCTAACACGCAACTTGCGGTTAAATTTAGCTTCTGCAATAGTAATAAAGCTAGGAATAATAGCCGTCAGATCATCCCGATTGAGATAATCAGCTATTGTTGCTTTAAGCCCTGCAAAAGTATTAAGTGCCATTTTCTACATCCCTACACGCTAGTGTATGCTCATG